AACTCCGTTTATGTCATCAATTGGAAAAAGAAGTATTAACAATGTTGTCTTCGATTGGCAAACAGAAGTATTAGCAACTCCAGTTGCTACAGGTGAACTAGAAGGTTTTGAACTTTCAAGATCAGCTGCTGTTGCAACAACTCGAGTTAGCAATGTTGCTATGATTTCAAAAAGAGATGCAACTGTATCAGGCTCACAAGAGTCTTCAGACCCTGCTGGTAAGAGATCAGAAATGGCTCACCAACTAGCTATCATGTCTAAAGCTCTTAAGAGAGATATGGAAGAAGCTCTTTGTCAAAAAGGCGCAAAAACAACTGGCGATGCATCAACTGCTCGTGTAACTGGTGGTTTCGAGTCTTGGATTACATCCAACGATTCAAGAGGATCTGGCGGTGCATCAACTGGTGGCGGTGCTGCTCCAACTGACGGAACTCAAAGAGATCTAACAGAAACTTTGTTAAAAGATGTTCTACAACTTTGCTTTGAAAATGGTGGTGAACCATCATTAGCTATTTGTGGCCCACATAACAAACAAGTTATTTCTGGTTTCACAGGTAGAACTCAAGCAAGACAAATGATCGATGCAAACACAGTTGAAGCATCAGTATCTATCTACTCATCTGACTTTGGTGAACTGAAAATCGTTCCATCAAACAGATCAAGAGAAAGATCTTTACTGTTGGTTGATCCTGAGTATGCAAAAGTATCTTACTTGCGTGATTTCAAAACAGTTGACATTGCTACAATAGGCGATGCTATGACAAAAATGATCGTGGTTGAGTATGGATTAGAAGTATCCAACGAAGCGGCTCATGGTGTTGTTGCTGACCTTAATGTAAGTTAAGTTCTCGGTTAAGAACCTTAAAGGGATGTTTCGGCATCCCTTTTTTTTGTGTTAAAATTCTTGCATGGCTAAAAGAACTGTTATAGATCATAAGACTGGTTTTACTAACGAATTTATTACTGAAGGCGGTAAAGATATATTTCATACCACCCAAGATTTAAACCCAGTAATTGAACATTGTAAAAACATTGCAGAGAATGTTAAGCCAGGTAAAGATCTTCGCCATGTGGCAGAAGTGCCATTGGTTGTATATCAAAGAGCTTGTCGAGAAGGCTGGGCCAATGATATGTCTCAATGGAGAAGATGGTTAAACAACTCAGACAATAAAGTCTTTAGAACATGGCAAGGTAAACTATGACATACGCAGAATTAAAATCTAATATCGCAACTTACTTAAATCGTTCAGATTTAACAGATGCGATTGATACATTTATTGATAGCACAGAGGCAGAATTTAACCGCAGATTAAGAGTTAAAGGCATGATTAAAAGAGCTACTGCAACTCTTACTGGTCAATATCTTGCAGTACCAACTGATTGGTTAGAAGCCATAAACTTACAAATTGATAGCGGTGATTTCTCACCATTATTTCAACAATCCATTGAATCTATGGATGTTTATAGAAAGTCTAATGACAATGTAACAGGGCAACCTATTTATTTTGCATTGGTAGATGATTCAATTGAATTTGCACCTACCCCAGACGGAAGTTATACAGTACAATTAACCTACTACGGAAAGATAGATGCGTTAAGCGATTCTAATACGAGTAACTTTTTATCCACAGGATATCCAGATGCTTACCTTTATGGATCATTAAAACACGCTTCTATCTATTTAATGGAAGATGAACGAGTGCCATTATTTACAGCACAGTTCGAGAAAGCTCTAGAAGAAATGAGACTAGAGCAAGAGAAAGCTGAGTTTGCCAAAGGTTCTTTAATGCAAAGAAGAAGAACTTACGGAAAACGCAGAAAAGATATTTATTATTTTGGTAATAACTAGGAGTATAAAAAATGGCTGGATTTAGTGATTATTTAGAAGACAAGGTACTTGACCATGTATTTGGCGGTTCTGCTTATACAGCACCTACAACATTGTATGTTGCATTGTATACAGTAGCACCTACTGATACTGGCGGCGGTACTGAAGTAACAGGTGGAGCTTATGCAAGACAAACCTCTACTTTTACTGTCTCAGGCACATCCCCTACAACAGCGACAAACGCAGCAGCAGTTGAATACCCAACAGCTACAGCCGATTACGGAACTGTAGTTGCAGTAGGTATTGTGGACGCATTAACTAGCGGCAACTTACTTGCCTATGCAAACTTAGATACATCTAAGGTTGTAAGTTCTGGTGATGTATTCAGATTTGATGCTGGTGATTTAGACATCACATTAGCTTAATACCATGGCCTCAGTAGGCTATGGCTCATATAACTACGGAATTGCCGCTTATGGCACTCCGCAGTATCAGGAAGCATCCGCAACAATAGCACAGACATCAAGTGCGTCTGCGATAGGCAGACAGCTTGATCGTGGTGTTGCAACCATTGCTCAGACATCTGGTATGTCTGCGGTTGGTACTCAAGTAGATCGTGGATCTGCAACCCTAGCACAAACCAGTAGCATGACCAGTGTGGGCCATAGAGTCCATCTTGGTTCAAGCACCATAGCACAAACCTCTAGCATGAGTGCTATAGGTACGCAGATTGATAAAACAACTGCAACCATTGCACAAACCTCATCCATGACAGGTGTGGGTCGATACACCATAGCAGCACACGCAACTGGTGCAGAGACTTCAGACTTTACAGCTATTGGTAGGCAGATTGATAGAGGCAAGGTAACGGGTGGTATTCCTGGTCAAGAATTAAGTGGATTTTCAGCAAGTGGTGGTCTAAAATGGGAAGTGATACAGAATCCTGACACTACATGGACTCAATTAACAAAAGAACAAGCGGCATAATAATATGGCAGATACATTTACAACGAATTTAAACTTAACAAAACCCGAAGTCGGCGCATCTACTGATACCTGGGGCGGAAAATTAAACACCGACCTCGATACTTTAGATGGTCTTTTTGCAGATGCAGGAAACGGAACAAGTGTGGGCCTCAATGTTGGCTCTGGTAAAACTTTAACAGTTGGTGGTACTTTAACTTCAACTGGATCAGCAAGTTTTACAACTATTGATGTTAATGGTGGTGCAATTGATGGTACACCGATTGGTGGATCTTCAGCATCAACTGGAGTCTTTACAGTAGCAACTGCATCAACTTCAGCAAAAATTACACAAGTTGCAATCACCTCAAGCTCTAATGCAGTAGCTTGGGATGCACAAGCAGCAGCTAATGCTTATCATGCAACCACAGAGAATACGACTTTCTCAGCACCAACCAACAATACTGAGGGTGCGATTATTTCTGTAGAAATAGCACAAGGTGCTACACCTTACACAGTGGCTTGGAATACAATTTTTGAGTTTGCAGCATCAACTGCACCCACTGTAACAGCCGCAGCCAACAAAACAGATATACTGTCCTTCAGATATAATGGTAGCGTGTGGCAGGAAATTGGTAGAGTTCAAAACCTAGCACAAACCTAATATGGAAACGCTACAGCGTACAGCAAACAGAGGAAGCATATCTACTGGGTATGATATTGATAACTCTTTGAAGTTTGAAGCTGATAACAATGAATCACTACAAAAAACTTTATCATCTGATGGTAATAAACAGACTTGGACTGTTAGTTGTTGGGTAAAACGAACTGAATTAGCCAATCAAATGATATTTGCTGCACAAGACACATACTTGTATTTTGTTGATAATAAAATAAGGATAAATACAAGAAATGACTTAACAGACTATTTTTTTGAAACTGCTGCACTTTTTAGGGATACATCAGCTTGGTATCATTGTGTTGTAGCAGTAGATACTACAAACTCAACAGCATCAGAAAGAACAAGAGTGTATGTTAATGGTGTGGAATATTCTTCTACTAATACAACTTATCAAAATAATACTAGTGGTACTCGTTGGAACGACTCCACCAAAACTCAGCGTATAGGTAGGTATGATGTAGAGGGTCTTAATTTTTCAGGATATCTAGCAGAGTTTCACAGCATTGATGGACAACAACTAGCACCAACAGAGTTTGGTGAATACGATGATGATAGTGGTATTTGGAAACCTAAAGCCTACACAGGCTCTTATGGGTCTAAAGGATTTTATTTAGACTTTAGCGATGCAGCTAACTTAGGTGATGATGCTAGTGGTAATGGTAATAACTTTACAGAAAACAACATCACAGCCGCAGACCAAGCAACTGACACACCTACTAATAATTTTGCAACAGGCAATGCAATAACTTATTTTTCTTCTTCTACAACAGTTTCAGAAGGAGCAACCAAAATAGC